TCATCTTTGTGGACCTGCATGTCTATGCCACTTGTTATGTCTAACAATACTTTTACCATTGCACTTCATAACATATTTATCTCTTACCCTATAAGACCATTCAACATCTTCTTCTTCGTTCCATCCACGACTTTCATCAAGTGGTTCTTCAATCATGACATGACGCTTTACCATAAAGAATCCACCAGAGATATACATGTGCTGAGTTTGAGACCAGTCATCATAGTTTAAAGACCAGGCTCTACCATGACCTGGCTTATCCCAAAGAGACCAATCCATAGGATTTCTTGACCCAGTAATTAAGTATTGCGGGCAAGAACAAATTTCCCAATCAGTTCCAAACTCAACAAAGTTTTTGTACCAGTCTTTATCAAAGATATGATAGTCATGCATTAAAACTATATTGTCATACCTAGCTTCTTTTACAAGTATATTCTTTTTTCTTGTAATCCATCTTTCTTTAATTGATTCATCAAAGTCAATCTTTCTAACATCTTCTCCATCAATGCCAGAGCTATCTCCACCACCAACAAATAATATTTCATATTCTGGAATATTAAGATTACGAACGCTCTCTATGATCTCTTGAAGTCTTTGCTTATCTTCATAGACAGTTATTATTCCAAAGGTCCACTGAATGTCATTCATTTATAAAGCCTGTCGCTATAACAGTTACTAAAATACCATCCTCAAGATCTTCATCTAAGACTGTTCCAAATATAATGTCAGCGTCTTCATGGGCTTTTTCAGAAACAAGTGATGCAATCTTATTAACTTCTTGCATTTTAATTTGTCCAGATGATGCAATTGAAATCAAAACTCCAGTTGCACCATTAAGATTTACGTCTAAAATTGGACTGGTTATTGCTTTATTACCTGCAATCTCTGCACGATCCTCGCCATCTGCATACCCAATTCCCATAAAGGCTGCTCCAGCATTTTTCATAACTCTTTTTATATCTGCAAAGTCAATGTTGATTTGACCAGGGGTTGTAATTAAATCTGATACTCCTGCTACAGCTTTTAATAAAACATTGTCAGCTTCTTTAAAAGCTTCTTCCATAGAAATATCTGGATCAAGCATAGAAATGAGATTTTCATTTGGAATAACAATTAGTGTGTCAACTTCCTTACTAAAATTATTAATTCCCTCTAAGGCATTATTCATACGCTTCTTGCCCTCAAACCCAAATGGGGTAGTTACAACGCCTACAGTAAGGGCTCCAGCCTTTTTAGCACAGTTGGCAACAATAGGTGCAGACCCAGTTCCAGTTCCGCCACCCATTCCAGCAGTAACAAAAACAACATCTGCTCCTGTAACAACTTCAGAAATTTCATTTATGCTATCTTTTGCTGAAAGTCTTCCAATATTTGGATCTGCTCCAGCACCAAGACCACCAGTTCTATCTCTTCCAATATCAATTTTAACATCTGCCAAACTTGGCATTAATGCTTGAACGTCAGTATTGACTGCAATGAATTCAACTCCAGATAGTCCAGACAAGATCATGCTATCTACAGCGTTTATTCCACCGCCACCACAACCAACTACTTTTATATCTATTAGAGAACTCACTATTTAATTATACCTTAAAGACTATCCGATTTCTTTTCTTAAATCTGCCCACATGTCTCTAGTCTCTTCTATTTTCATTATGGCATCTAATACTGTCATTTCCATAAGCTCATCTACATCCATACCAATTTTTTCTGCAAATCTTATCATCTTTGTTAAAAACATCAACTAAAACTATCCATTCCAATATAAAGGGATTCTGCAAAAGAAGCATTTTCTACCGCAAGATCAACAATGTGAGACTTTTTACTCTTGTCTCCAAGCTGCCTACTAAGTAAGTAAGAGGCTAGTGCGTGGGAATACTTGGATACAAACTCATCTACTGTATACATATTGCTTTCAAAGATAATTGTTCTTTCATCTTTTACTTCTTTGTACACAACAGTTTTATCTTTTTTTATTTCTTTATTTTTCATTTAACATTGTCCTAACTATTTCAAGTGCCATGTCTATACCGCTTATTGGAAGACCTAATTTTTCTCGTTCATCTTTAACATATTGTATCCTATTTTGGACAGAAAGTAAAGTGTTGTTTTTAACAAAACTATTAATAGCTTGAAGTTCTCTTACTTGATCTTTATAATAATAAATATCATCACACATTAAATTAAATCTTCTGTTAATCGTTCAAACTGTGGAAGAGTTTCAAGGTTATCAAATAAACCCATTTGATTATGAGGGGTAGACAAGTCATCTTCTTCATAATCGTCCCACACTGCTGTGTACATGTCTGCGTAGTTATACAAAGGCTTTTCAACCTTATGCAATAAACTTAGCATCTTGTTTGCAAACCAGCGAACTACTGGTCCAGCATCTTTTTCATGATGTAATTCAAATTCCATTTAAACTGCTCCCTTAATTTCTTTGACAATATCATTTAAAGAAGTTCTTGTTAGAAACATCTTAAACTTATCAAATACACTAGGACTAATAATATCATAATGCAAAGTTACCTTTGGATTAGCAAATCCCATCGGGCAGCCAGGACTAACTTCAGCAACAGGTTCTCCAACAACCATGGGATCTGTCTTTAAAACCTTGATAGCCATATCTGCTGCAAGAGCAATGTCTGTTTCTTTTTTAATGTCTTTAGAAATTTGCTCTTTAGCTATTCTAACTTTCATTTATAATTCCTACTTTTTCCATCTGATCTAATAGAACTAACTCTTTGTTTTAAATACTCATCTTCGTGCTGTAAGTATAGATGTACAAATAGTTTTTCATATTCTTTATCATCAAGAGTTCCATTTTCTTCTTGATATTCTTTTAACATTTCTTTAATCTTTGCAACCAACGACATTAGAACTCCAGAGGTAATACTATGACTGGAGTAAGTTCACCCATCCAAGCACCAAGACAGTTATAAGAAATATATTCTACTGCCTCTTCATACTCCATACCATCTCTGTCCATTAAAACATCTACCATTTTTTGCCAAGAGTATGTTGCAAGAGTTGGCTGACCACATCTTAAGGACAGTCCTATAAATGCTTCTTCAAAACCATCCATTACCATAACTTCTTCATCTATATAGGAAAGTGCTTCTTCAAGTTCTTCTTTATTCATTACCATCCACCAATGCATTCTTTGGAGTGAGTATGGATCCAGAAGTTTCCTTCCATGTGTTTCTTGGTAGGAGCATATAGCTCAGTGCCACATGCACCGCATTCAAAAGACCATTCTTCTGAAAAGAAGTCATACTGAAATCCTTTAGTCATCGTAAATTACATATCGTATGCTAGACAAATCATTGTTATCAAGCATTTTTTGTTCTTGTATCTTAGTTCTTGCAGCATCTTCTGCATCTTCTCTTGAAGCAAACTTAACATTTTTTAATCCACAAACAACTTTTTCCCATTCATTAACAGAAATTCTTCTTTGCACAGAAGCTTTCCAGAATGTTCTATTCTTGTTTAAACTTATTACTGCACGATATTGATGTTCATTTACATTCATTAAATCTTTTTTAATTCCAAACACTTTATCCTCCTGTACTATAAAAGCCTTTTCCTTTAAAGGCAATTCCTCCAACACTAAAAACTCTTTTAATGTTGCTACCACAATCTGGACAATTTTCTGGATCAGGATCATTCATACCCTTGACCAACTCTTTATTGTCCTCGCACTTTTCACATGCATATAAATATACTGGCATTAATATACTCTACCAAACTTTTTGTATTTTGTCAAGATGAAATGCCCCCCTTTCGGGGGGACATCCAACTAAGCCCAGGGATCAGGCTCTTCTGCTCCAACTGAAACTGTTGAGTTTGAAACATTGCTAGTCTTATTAAATGTTCCAGACTTAATTGATAGTGATGGACCAACATCAGTTGCATCAATTTCAAAGGCATTGCCCTTAGTTCCATCTTTTCTATCAAACTCACGATACTTTAATTTACCATGAACGATTACCTTATTTCCTTTTGAAAGATTAGATGAGACATTTTCTGCTAGAGTTCTCCAACATACAACATCATAAAATGCCGTGTCCCCATCTTTCCAAGTTCCATCAGAATCTTGGAATCTTTCTGTACTTGCAAGACGAAGCTTTGCAAGAACTTTACCTGAGCCAAGATCCTTCTTTTCTGGATCTTTAACCAGGTTTCCTATTACCGTAATTGTTGTAGCCATTTTTACTCCTTATAGCTGTCTTTCATCATTATACTTGATATCTAGAATTGGGTCAAGTGAGACATTCGCACCTAACGACTCTAAGATATTTTTTACTTTCGTCATATACTGTATACAACGAAGCCTTTCATTATCATTTAAATGCCTCCAATGACTTTCATAAAATTGGATAGCAAGGAAATGATCATAGTCTGCAATAGTTATTTGAAAATCTTTTGGTGGCTTAACAGATCTAACAGCATGTCTCATCTTATCTGTATACATTACTTAGTCTCCATAGTGATTCCAGACCAAACACTAAACCAGTCAGTCTTTTCTTTATGACTGTTAAATTCTTTAGATATTTTTCCGCCCTCTAAATAAACGCCACCCCAAACACCCCACTCAGCATTACTTACACCGTATGCTAAGCACTGTCTTTGTGCTGGACACTTTATACACAAGAGATCTACTTTTTTTGAAACTTCTGGATTTTCTTCATATTGATCAAAGAAAAGATTTGTATCCATATTAAGGCATAAAGCTTTTTCATCAAACTTGTACATCGCCCTTCCTTAATATAGAGTCTGGAATGTCCCATACTCCACCAGTATTTTCAAACACAACTTTCTTGTGCCAAGTAGAATCAATAAAGGCTGCATTCTTTTTTAGACTAGCTTGTTCATCTTTTTCAAGAAATACAACATTCCAGCCATCCCATGTTAAATATGGGTTGCTGCTTACAATTGATTCCATTTTATCTAAATCAGATACTTTCATTCATAGATCTTTCTGTGCTAATAATTACTGTTAAAATTGTAACAATAAATTGGAATATAAACATTAAAATAAATCCTATTTGATCTGTAGCAATACCATACCACAAAGTAACTACTTGATAAACTATCCAACATACAACCATAGCAGCTATCTTTGCTACACTTGTTTTTAGAGTTACTGCTAAAAGCATTGACAGATAGAATAGACTATACGATGCAAAAATTATTAAAGACCATACTGTTAAACTCATTTAATACCTAAATATTCCCATCTCAACATCTTCCTGATGTTCCATGTATGTAGCAAACTTTGACAATGGTTCTTTTGGCAAACTAAAGTATGCATAGTATGTAACATGCTCTACATTTTGTTTTACCCATTGTTCATTTATTTTAGAAAAAGAAACCTTAAAACCTTTTTGCTTTAAATAGTTTTCTGCAGAGTTACAAAATGCTGCAGTAAAATTATTAATTTTATGTGGTCCAAGACTCCACACTTGTATTTGATTATTATCATTCGGAGTTGACAAAGCTACTGTCATTGCTCTCATAAATATCTCATAATCAGAGAACTCTTTTGTTCCCTCAACTACAATAACCATGGTAAATCCTTTTCTATTAAATACTATTATACATTTTTATCTGACAAATGTCAACTTTAAACTAGCTACTTATGGTATCAATTATTGAAAGAAGATTGTTTACTTCTTTTTCGGAAAGGTCAAAAACGTCTACTCTTTCAGCATTCTCATTAAGAATTCTTCCATCCTTGCCAATATTTGCTTTATATAGAATGTTGTCTATAACCCAGTATGCACTATTATCTTGAATAGCAACTCTTACAGTTCCTTCATCTAAAATTTTACATAGCTGACTTTTTCTAAAAAATCCTCTAAAGGAAACCAGCAGATCCTCTTCTTTATTCTTTTGAATCAGAGAAAATATTGTGATAAATAGGTTTATTGCAAAAAAGTTTATACCAATCAAACATGCTGATATTCTTTGTAAGGGAGATAACTTTTGCATATAGCCTCCTATTATTTATAAAAAGAAAATGGTGAGTCTTTCCAAGTATCATCTGATTTAGATGCTCTTGCATTTTGAATGGCTTCCCACTTTTGTTTTGACCAAGCATACCCAGAATCTCCACCCCAAAGTAACCAGGCTATTTTTCCATTTGAAGGGCGGTCTGGATTATTAAAATCCTTACCTTTCTTGTCTACTTCATGTCTAGAAAAGAATGAATACATTCTTGCAACAGTTTCTGGACTTAAGTTTGTGCGATTACTTAAGTCACGGGCACGAGCAACTCCAACTGCAGTTCCGCCTCTACCAAACTTTGCTCTAAGTTCAAGACCTCTTTTAGCATTGTTAGCCATAGACTCGGTTGGCTTTAAATCAATATCAGAAACGTCTCTCTTTTCTACATCGTATCCTTTTCTTTCAGACTTTGGCTTCCATTCTTCTGGAAGCAAGTCTGTTCTACCAAGTGCTTCTGCTCTTCTTATGATGTGATTACGAGCTCTTGCATAATTTGATGCACGACCAACTGCTTGAACTGCATTACTTAAATCTGCTGCAGTAACAATTGGAAAAGATCCATCTGGCAAAGCCATATCTCTACGAGCTAACATCTGTCTTTCTTTATCAGAATAATCTTTTTTACCCATACGGTGTTCTGGACAATTTTTATCATTGCAATCTTCCATTGAGTGAGCTCTTCTATTTGGAACATCATCATTTCCAATAACATCATCATGATGTGCTTTTGAAGTTGACACTCTTAGAGTTTCTACCCTGTGACCAACCAAAGTTTCTGTTGGCTTTCCATCCCTATAAATTCTAATAAGTGCTGCTGGATTGTCTGGGGTTCCTGTAATTGTAAAATCAGAATTAGGAACATTGATGGAACCATTTCTAACTACTCTAACTACTTTTCCTCTAGCAGTTCCGCCACTTGAATTCCAAGAAACCATTTGACCAACTCTAACTGAATCAGCTTTTGACATTTCAGGAATCATTTCTTCAAACTCTTCTCCAGAATTTTTCATATCAGAATTAACATATCCATCTGGAATTACAGCAAGTCTACAAGCACCCTCTTCTTCAATTTGTTGAGCAATAATTGCACAGGCAATAGAAGATTTATGAAGTGCACAGTTTCCACACTTAACGCCAATGGAAGCATTTTGATTTGTAGAGCCATCTTCATAGCCAATCCAAATACCTTCTGATTGATCTAGTGGTCCAAGCTCTTCTGTTAATTTTAACAATGAATCTGCAAAGGCTTTTTCATCTTCTGAAAGCATGTTGTAAAGGGGTTCCCCTTCCCATTCTGCTGATTTAATGATATCCATAATTACTATTATATCTTATCTTTGGTCATAATGTGCAAGAAGTGTCTCAAGAAAAAATCTTTCATCATCAGTAAAAGTGTTAATAGTTTCTTTTATAAATTCTACCTGTTCTGGAGTAACTCCAATAATTGTTTCACCCTCAGTAAATACTATATCTATTACATCTTGCATCCAAAGACTTGATGCCATTTCTCCAACAGCTTCGTAGTGTGCATAATATAGTTCTGGATATATTTCTTTACACTTTGGGGTTACTTTGTATGTAAACTGATCTGATATAGAATCATATCCCATAATTTCCATAGCACCTAATTCAATAAGGTACTCAATTACTTCTGAAAGTTCTTGTTCAGAAATGTCTTCATTATCTTCCATGAGGCAACGACTCCTTTACAGTTAATGGTGACACCCTTGTGTACATGGATTCTTGATATAAATTACAAAGAAAGTCTACTCCAGTATAAGAGCATCCACTTCCAATACCACCTTTAATATCTTTAAAAATATCTTTCACAGATCCCTTGTATGGAATCATTGTAGATACTCCTTCTGCAACTGCAATATCTTTATCTTTATTAGCTTCTTTACTAGCCATTCCTCTAAATGCTTTAAATTTTTTATCACCTTTAAAATGTAAAGACCCTGGAGATTCGTCAGTACCAGCCAACATTGATCCAAGCATCACGGAATCTGCTCCTGCTGCGAATGCTTTAATTATGTCTCCAGTATTTCTAATTCCACCATCTGCAACAATTCCAGCCTTTAAGCCAAACTTATCTTTTGCTTCTCGCACGTTTATAATTGAAGATAGTGTTGGAATACCATGACCAGATACTAATCTCGTGGTACACATGCTACCGCCACCAATACCAACTCTAATAGAATCAGCACCTGCAACATCTAAAGCAATATACCCCTCTATTGTTGCAACATTACCAGCCATAATATGAACACTATCTCCTACAATATTTTTTAATCTTACAACTGCATCAATTGCCATTTTACTATGACCATTAGCAGTATCAATTAAAAGCATTGATGCTCCTGATTTAATTAACTTATCAACATGCTCTTCAACAAAAGTAGTTGACAATGCTGCACCAACAGGAAGTCCAAGATTATTATGGCTATGAACTTCTTCAACCATTTTTATTTGCCTTTTTGCTGACATAAATCTATGAATAATTCCAATACCACCAGATTCAGCAATTGCAATTGCCATATCTTTTTCACAAACAGTATCCATAGGAGATGCAATTACTGGAAAGTCTAGCCAATAACTTCCACCAATATGCATCTTTAGATCTACAAGCGACCTACTTACAACTTCTGAGTATTGTGGAACCATAAGGATATCGTCAAAACAAATATAGTTATTTGCTAAATATTCTTTCACAAACTTAGCCATTCTGGATGGCTTAAAGTCCATTCAACAGTTTTTCTAATTGACTCTTCTAGTGGCATTGGGGATACCCATCCAGTGTCAGCAATCTTTTTTCCGTCTAAAGCATAACGTAAGTCATGCCCTGGTCGTGATGAATGGAAATCTTCTAACTCATAACGCAATGGCTTTCCAACTGCTGAGGCAATCATTTGAGCCATTTCTAGGTTGTCTACTTCTCTTTCGCCAACAATGTGAAACTTTGCTGGTACATCAGATTCTCCATAAGCTGGGAAATGTTGCTTAAGAACATGCAAAAGACCGTCTGCCTGATTTCTAGCATGTAAGTAAAAACGACTTCCAATCTCACCTTCTGATGATGCATGGATCTTCATAGTTTCTCCATTAAGAACTTTTTTAATTACCATTGGCATAAACTTTTCAGTGTCCTGAGTCTCACCAATAATGTTCATGGTATTTGTAATTGCAATTGGAACTCCATAGGTTCTCCAATATGAAAATGCAATGCTTTCCTGTGCTGCCTTAGAAGCAGAGTATGGGTTGCTTGGGAAGTACTGGTCTACCCACTCTTTATGAGCATGTCCTTTTGGAGCTGGACCATAAACCTCATCAGTTGAAATATGCAAGAACTTTTCTGGCTTTGCAACTCTTGCCCAGTCAAGTATATTACAAATCAAAGAAACGTTATTTAGAATAAATGGAGTTGGCTCTTCAATGCTTCTATCAACATGACTTTCACTTGCTACGTTAATCACATAATCAATTTGACCAAACGCATGGGATGTTACTGGAGAAATTGGAGCAGTAAGGTCTGTCTTAATTACTTTGATACGCTTGTAAGCATCGGGGAAGTCGTCACATGCAACATTAATTCTATCTGTTAAACCTTTGTGTGTAAATGTTGTTGGACAAACTATAAACCAATCTGTATTCACCAGCAAGTGTCTAAGCACATGGCTTCCAACAAAACCACTTGCACCTGTTAAAAGAACTCTTTTACTCATTATTTTTCCATTTCTACTAAATTAAATTAAAATTCATAAGATACTCTTTGATATCTTCTGTCATCTCAGGTTTAGATTTTACCATTTTACTATCATCCTTGTCAACTTTAGGACGAGATTGATAGGTATGAATTTCTACTTCCTGAATCTTTTCTCTTCTTGTATGGCTAATTGCATTATATACAGATCCACACATAGCGTCTGCAAGGTCCTTAGACTTCTTTCTAGGGTGGTCTACCCTATTATTATTCATAATTCTAAGTTCCTGCATTTCCTCAAGTAATAAATCTATTTGAGGTAAAACTATTCTTTCTTCATAAACAAGCATAGAAAGATCTTCATAGTGTTTCTTAGCCACAGATAGTGTTTCTGTTTTTATGCCCACACTACTCAGGTCTCTTTGAATATCAAAAGAATTCCAGCGGTCAAATGTTACTAAACCAAGATTGAATCCAAGTCTTCTTAAATTAATAATCCAATTTTTAACTTCTGATAAATCTACTGGACCTTCTTTTTTAGGCTCCCAATACACAATGGCATCAACTACAACAAATGGAACAATCTGTTGATAATCATTAAATGATTGCAGACTTACCCACTTATCAATATGGGCAATTGACACAGCACACTTGTCATGCTTTTGTGCAAGGTCAGCATGAACATAGTAAGTTGTATCTGGATCTGGTTGAAACGATTCTTCAACTCTTTTAGAAAGATCAATTGGATTATGTTTTTTAAAAGCCATTCCAAGCTTTTCCCTATTTTTAAAGAAAGCATCAGAAGATGTAGTTGGCATACAAGCAAAACGCATTAAAGCATCTGCCATGTCTGTAAAGAAAGCAAGTTTAAAATCTTCAATCTTTCTTGTAGGATTAATCTCCCAGGTAGGTCTTTTAAGTGCAAAGACTCCAGGAAGCTTATAGGAATTAATATGATCTTCATCCCACTCTACAGTAAACTTATTTTGTGGGTCATCTTCTGATAGTGCAGGATTCAAAATAAACTCATGGGATCTTACAATAGTTTCTTTTTCCGCAATAACATCATCATACCTTGTTGAAATAAAGTCACCTTTAAAACGAGGAAATGAAAGAAGAACTACCTTGCCAAAGTCTGGGAAGCGAGAGTCAACAGATCCACGGAATGCTTTATAAATATTGTCAGCAGTCTTAGCATGATCATTTCCACTTGCAGACTCCATTGCAAATCCAGAAATTTCATCAAGAATTGCAAGCATTAAGTTTAGACCTTCAGCAGATTCTCTTTCTGAGTGTCCAGAGTACACGGTGATAGCCTTATCAAATTCAATACTGTCAATCTTTGGTGGAGAAAACTTTCCTGCAAACCAGGGGGAGCCTTCTATCTTACTTCTAAATCCTTTAAAGAAAACATTCTTAGCCTGTTGAGCATTGATAGCAACATTCATAATATCAATAGCATCGTTGGAAGGCTTTCCAAAGTATCTTGACGGATCTTTTAAGCACAGTAACTTATAGACTAAATAAGAACACCCAACGGTAGATGTATAATCTTTTCCACTACCTTTTCCAAGTTGCATTATAATTTCACTCTTAGTATATTTTTTATAATGTTCTTTACCTGCAGATTCACCCATAAATCTAATCAAATCTTTTTCTTGATAAATTTGGCTCATGCATTCAACAAGAGTATACTGATACTCTGACAACTGTGGTTGATTTAAATATTTCTCACCTGTAACAAATGTTACAACATCTACTGGGGTTTCTGAAAATGGGGACTCATCAAGAGCCTCCATAAAGTCACTAATATCAATTGTCAATTACAACTACCCCACCCTCATTAACTTGAGAAAGTTTTGTTAAAACTTTTGGTCTACAAGAGTCGCAGGATGAAGTTACTTCTTTAAGAATACTTATAAGTATTTCTTGCTTTCTTTCTGTTTCTAAAAGTTCGTCTGCCAACTCTTGGTTGTCTAGGAGTCCAGCCTTTTGCAACATCTCAAGTCTTTTGCTTTCAATATCAGCGATAAGTTTAATAGATGTTGTCTTAGCAGTTAGATTTGCAGTTTGATCTGCAGAGTCAATAACTTCATAAGCTTTTTTAATTAGTGAGGAGTAATGTTGGTCTGCACCAGCAAGAGCTTCTTTTGCACGAGCATGAATAGCCTGGTTGTTTGCAGCCATAACTCTCCAGTCAGTAAGTAGCTCTGTAACTTTTGCTCTTGGAAGGCTTAAAATTTTTGCAATCTCTGAGGCATCTGAACCTTTTAGGTACTCTGATGCAACCTTGTTAACAAGATCTAAATGATTAACTAACGCTGCTTCGCTTGACACGCTTACCTCTCTTCTTTACTGCCTTAACCCTGTCAGGATAAAAAGACCTAGTTGGTCCAGACATATCCTTCAGCATTTGAAAGCAGTCTATCCATTCTACACCATTTTCGGGATTTTTGACTAGACATTGAAACTTAAAGATAGCCCCATACTCCCCAGTAATCTTAATTAAGTCACCCTTACTTACTTCATGACCACTCTCAGTAATCATTGAGAACTTTCTTTCAAACCTATCTAAATAAGTTATTTTTCTTTTAGCCACGCTTTTTAGCCTTCTTTAGCAATAAGTATCCAATTAGATCGTCTTCGTCATTGTCTCCTGCATACAACTTTTTATTTTTAATTCTATTTAACTTATCATCAATGCGAACATTCAATTGTTCCATATCGTCTGCATTGCTAAAGATACGAATAGGGTTTAGGGCAGAATTTCCATATGCCACATTTTTTTCTAGTAGCATCTCTGTAATTTCTAAACAGGCAGCAAGGATATTGTATCCAGCTGGTGCAGTTTTAGAAAGTTCAAGAATCTTTTTAATCTTATCTTCATTCTTGTTTGCAAAGAATGCTTCTGATGGATATTCAGCCATTATTTCCTTCTACTCTTTCTCAATCCAAACTTGCCAAGATAGACATAAACAGTTTCAACAGAAACTCCACACTCTTTTGCAATATCTTCTGGTGTTTTCTTGTCCATTAAAAATCTTTTTCTTAGCCAATTTTCATTAGTGTACATTTTCATAATATCATTATATCCTTTATAAGTCAAGTTTAGTAATCTTATTCCAGTTATTTGTTGCATACCATCCAATAGCTATTGCATCTGCAACATCATTGTCATCTACATCAGTCATAAACTCTATATTGACAAGCCTGATAGTTCTATTTTTTCTAAACTCTCTTTCTTTCCCCTTGTACCAAGAGTCTGACTTTCCAGGAGTTTCTTTTCTTAGTTCAAGCTTTTCATCTTTTGTTAAAACCTTGTTTCCAATCCAGTTTTGCCAGGCAACTGGTACACATGGGTATATAT